TGCCGCGTGGCGTGAAACCCAAAACGATCGCGATACCGGCCGACGATGCGCAGTTGCTGCAAACCCGCGAATTCACGGTTCGCGAGATCGCCAATTTCTTCGGCGTGCCGCCGCACAAGCTCGGAGACACGACACGAACGAGCTTCGCATCGCTTGAGCAGGAAAACCAAGCCTACCTTCAAGAGGCGCTCGATCGCTGGCTCTGCAAGTGGGAGTTCGAGTGCTGGATGAAGCTACTCACGGTACCCCAGCAGCAGCGCGATACGCATTTCTTCGAGTTCGAACGAAAATCGTTGATCCGCATGGATTCGCGCACGCGCGCGGCCTACAACCGGACCGCGCTTGGCGGGGGCCCGTGGGAAACGACCAACGAAGTCAGGGCGAAAGAGAATCTCGACCCGATCGACGATCCGAAGGCGGACGAATTGCAGTGGCCGATGAATATGGGCGAGAATCCGGACGCCGGCAAGCAAGACGACCCGTCGAACGAAGGGGGCGCCGGCGAACCGGATCCGGTGGCCGAGGGCGATCTGAAGAACGAGGACAAGGCGAACGACGTTACGGCGCTGACGCGGGGCGCGATTCGCGGAATCCTGGTTCGCGACTGCGCCCGAGTGGCGAAACGGATCGGGATCGCGGCCGAAAAGGTGGCGCGCGCTCGGCCGAAGGGATATTGCGATTGGCTCGAATCGTTCGAAGCGGATCATCGGCAAGCGGTCGCGGGGATGATCGGCGAGCCGGCCTGTCTCGCTGCGGACGCGACCGGCAAATCGATCATTCGGGCGGAGGATATCCTGTTGTCTAAGGCCCGCGAAATCTTAGACAAGGCGACCGAAGCGACGGTCGAAGGTTTGCCTGACGCGGTGGCGGTGGCGTGCAACGACTTCGCGGCCTGGGCGCGGCAATGGGCGGAAGAGCAGACGGCATGATCGACAACGGCGAATGTTGGGCCGTGGTCCTTGCGCGGGCGGGATCGAAGGGGCTGCCGGACAAGAACATCCGCGACTTCGCCGGCAAGCCGTTGATGGCTTGGTCGATCGAGCAGGCGAAGGCGAACAAGTGCGTCGATCGCGTCATCGTGTCATCGGATGGGGCAGGATACCTTGCGGTCGCTCGTGAGCACGGCGCCGAAGCCCATCTGCGCAATGAATGGGCAGCCAAAGACGACGCCACGAACTTCGACGTGTTACGGGATCTGGTCGACACGTGGGCTAGGGCATCGCTAGGCCGGCCTAAATGGATCGCCGTTCTTCAGCCGACGAACCCGATGCGGATGGCCGGCACTATCGATTGCATGGCGACTCTCCCGACATGCAATCCATCTGTGGATATGGTGTTTACGGCACGAGCGATCGGGGCCGACCCATGGGTGGCTTGGTACGTTGACTCCGACGACAATTTCCGACCGGTCGCCGCCGGCGACCCGTCGGACACGTGGGCAGCGCCTCGGCAGCGGCGGCCCGAATGTCTCGCCGCGAACGGAAACGGCTGGTTGATGCGGACTGGCTTCGCTATGCACCCTGGCACCGGACACGTCGTCCCCATCGTCGAACCCTACGACCTGTACCACGACATCGATACCCTTGACGACTTCAACCGCATCGAGAAACTCTTCATCGCTCAAAAGGGGCTGACCAATGGTAGTCGAACGCCGATTCACGCCGAAGAGTACGCCTATCCGGATTGAGGAGCGGGCCGACGGCGGCAAGACGATCATCGGCTATGGGGCGGTTTTCTACCGGGCCGACGACGTTGGGACCGAGTACATGCCGGTCCCTGACTTCAGCGAGCGTATCGCGCGCAGCGCGTTCGATTCGGCGCTGCAGCGGCCCGACGACGTTCGTGCTCTGTACAACCATGACCCGAACTTCCTGCTCGGGCGGACCTCTGCGCGCACGATGCGGCTGTCGCACGATGGGACCGGCCTGCGCTACGAGATCGATATCCCCGATACCCAAGTCGGCCGCGACGTGGCCGAATCGATCCGCCGTGGCGACCTGAGTGGCTCCTCGTTCAGTTTCATCGTGGATAGGCAATCGTGGATCGAGGACGGCGCCAACCTGATTCGCGAGATCCAGGACGTGACGCTTTACGATGTCGGGCCGGTGACCTTCCCGGCCTACGAGGCGACCACGACGGATCTGCGTGCCACCGGCTACGAGCAGGCGCGCAAGATGCTCGACGAGACGAAGGCGCGTCGCGCGGGAAAGCGGATGCGGCGCATGGCGAAAGTGGAGTTGATGGCGATTGACGATTGTTTGTCGTGAGGAATAATGATGTATTTTGCGTTTATGGACAGAGAGAACGATCCGGACATCCGGTCATTCCCAAAGCCGATCGAAGCGCCGGTCGACGCGATCGACGCGGCAATGGCAGCGGTAAATCGAGGGACCAATATCCAAAGATCGTGTTACAGCTCCACCATTTGACCTACGAAAGGTTCGGCAATGAAGACAATGCCGATCTATCCGTCCTGTGCAAAGAGTGCCATAGGCGTGGCCATGCGTCCGGGATGCTTCCCAAAATACCGAAAGAACTGATTGGGCCTTGACAGTTCTCCACTAGCCGCTTAGCATGCCGATATCCGGCCGCGAGCGTCCAATCGCCTGCTGCCCTGACGAATCAATCACGCCTTGACCGACCCGTCTACACGGCGACGCCTGGTATTCCACCGCGTCGCCGCTTCTAGTTTTTGGCGACCGGCCAGCACAGGTTGCCAATCCAATGCCGAAAATCATCGACACGAAAGAGATGCGCGAGCGTCTCGGCGTGATGCGGGACGAGCTTGCAACGCTCGCCGCCATCGAATCGCCCAACGACGAGCAAATCGAGGAATTCGACACGCTGGAAGCGCAAGCCAAAGCCAAGCGAGTCCAGATCAAACGGACCGAGACCTCGAACGAATTCATCGCCGAGGTGTCCTCCACCGACCCGGCAACGTCCGGCCTCGGTCGCGAAGATCGCACGTCGAAGCCCGACACGGTCGAACCGGAACCGGCGAAGCGGACAATCGAGATTCCGGATCGCGCTCTGCCGATCACCCGGATGAGCTACTACCGCCGGGACAATCGCGAGCGGCTGGAGGCAGGCTACGCAGCCGGTCAATGGGTGCTTGCAACGCTGTTTCGGGCTGACCGTTTACGGGGAGTCGCTGCTCGCGCGACCCAATGGTGTAGCGATCACGGCATCGAAACGCGCGTAATGCAGGGGGCCGACAACAGCCTCGGCGGCGCGCTTGTCCCACAGGAGTTTATGGCCGCGATCATCGACCTGCGCGAACAGTACGCCGTGTTTCGGGCGAATACTCGCGTTGTTCCGATGGCCAGCGATACGATGCTGGTTCCTCGTCGCGCCGGTGGGTTGACCGGGTACTACATCAATGAGAACACGGCGATCACGGCCAGTGACGCCACGTTTTCTCAGGTCCAGCTCACTGCCAAGACGTTAGCCACCCTCACGAGGATGTCGAACGCGGTCGCCGAGGACTCGGTGATCGATCTGGCCGACTGGATCGCGCAAGAGGTGGCATGGATCTTCAGCAAGGAGGAAGACCAAGCCGGCTTTATCGGCGATGGCACATCGACCTACGGCGGCATCTTCGGCGCTGAAGTCCGGATCGACGACGGCAATCATGCCGCGAGCATCCATACCGCATTGAGCGGCAACACGGCGTTTTCGTCGCTCGATCTGGTCGATTTCCACTCTCTCATGGGTATCCTGCCTCAGTTCGCGATTCCGAACGCGCGTTGGTACATTTCACGCGCCGGGTTCACCGATTCGATGGCGCGGTTGGCCTACGCTGGCGGTGGGAATACCGTCGATTCCATTTCGGGCGGTCAAGGGCTTATGTTCTTGGGCTATCCGGTCGTGATCAGTCAGGTGATGAACAGCACGCTCGCCGCCGACACGGATAGCATCAAGTTGCTGTTCGGCGATCTGAGTCGTGCCTCGATGATGGGTGATCGGCGCGACATGCGGGTGTTCTCGACCGAACACCGGTACGCCGAGTTCGACCAGACCGGCATCATCGCAACCCAACGTTACGATATCGTCGTCCACGACCTGGGCGATGGGACCGACGCCGGTCCGCTCGTGGCGATGAAAACTCCGTCCAGCTAACCAACGAACCAAAAGGAGACTAACAACATGATTCCCGCGCAACGACAGAAATTCGTGTCGCTGGTACCGCCGGCGGTGATTGTGGACAACGCGTCCCTCACCGTGGCCGAACTCGACACGGTCGGATTCGACTATTGCCAAATCGTCTTTTATTTGGGCGCCACTGACATCGCAATG